GAAACGGGCAAACAAGCCTACACCGCCGTCGAAAAGCTCGACCAATTAGTGCCTAGATAAGCCAGCTACGCGCTTCTTCGCCCAGCACCTGCTGGGCAAGGTTGATCTTGCCTTTCAACGCCTGAATGATCTTCTGATCTACCGTGCCGGGACTGACTAAGTCCACATACAAAACGTGATGCTCCTGTCCGATCCGATGCGCGCGGTCTTCTGACTGCAGCCGAATCTCTAGGTCGTACGAGTTGTTGTAGTACAGCACGTTGGTCGCAGCCGTCAACGTCAGTCCATAACCTCCGGTGCGTGGGTTAGCCACAAAGAACCTTACCTCGCTTTCTGGGTCCTGAAAGTCCGCTACGATCGCGTCTCGCTCTTCAGCAGGCGTGGCGCCGTAGAAAGTGACCACGGACCTTGGGCCATATGTATCTTTGAGCTTTTGCTCAATGGCTTGGATGTCATACACATAAGACGCCCAGATGATTACCTTGCCCATCATCTCGCCTATGGCTTCGAGCATCTCGTTCATACGATTGCTGGCAACCGGCTGGATCTCGCCGTCGTCGGTGCGTAGGTGCCCGCAGCATATCTCCTGCAACCGCATGATCTGTGTGAGCACGCTTTGGGTTGTGGATAACTCACCTTTCGCAAGCATTGCCAAGGCAAACTGTTTCATCTGTGCATAGGCGTCTTTTTGTTCTTTTGTAAGCTCGACTTCACGTTGGGTGTAAATCTTGTCTGGCAGATCAAGGCAGTCTTCTTTCAACACCCTATGTGAAAACTGCTCCAGCTTGCCGTTAAGCTCTTCTAAGTTGCGGTAACCGGTCACCTGTTGAAAACTACGGGCTCCGAACTTACGTTGCTGTACGACCGCGTAGCGGCCTTGAAACGCATAGAAACTATCAAAGCCCAGAATCTTTGTGCCCAAGAACGCACACTGCGCGTAAAGGTCCATTGGATTCTTTGTAATCGGTGAGCCGGTCAATATGCGCCGGTACTTGGCTTTTTTACCCAAGCCGATAATGTTCTTGGTTCGTTGAGCATTACGGTTCTTGATCGACGTGCTTTCGTCGATGACGACAAAGTTGTCCGGATTTAGTTCCAAAAAACGCATCGCCGTGTCTTTGCCCTTCTTTGTAGACAACGCTTCGGTGTTCATTACAAAGATCCGCAGCTTCCCAGAGGCTTTGCGTAAGGCCACGTCTCGTAACTCTGCTTTAAACTTTTGAGTCAAGTTGGGCTGCCACAGAACGACCTTGCGGTCTATCCGATCGGGCAAGTGCTGCGGTATCTCTTTGTTTACCCAGTTACCGTAAACACCTTTGGGAGCAACGATCAGCGCCGCCTCGACCTTTCCCGATTCATAAAGCGCACCCAACGTGTCGATCGCAACCTTTGTTTTGCCTGTGCCCATTTCCATGAACAAAGCATAGGCATGCCGCTCCGCAGACTTATCGAAAGCCTCTTGCTGGTGGTCGTAAGGTTTTGTTTTAAATTTATACATTTCATCACCGCGCTATTGACACCTAAGATCTTATGCGATTACTCTTAGATTGGGAAGTGTCTAAAGGCACTTGAATAACAACATCGAACGAGGAACGAAGATGAGTGGTCTACTGGACGAAATGGAAGGGGACAGTAACAGTTCTCTGAATCTGCCAGACGATGGCGGACTTCAAAGCGTTGCAAAACTCGCTGAATCCATCATAGCGCAAGACAACCTTGTAAACACCCTGACTGAAGATCTAAAGAAAGCAAAGGCACGTTTGCTCAAGCTGACCGACGAGGAATTACCCGCCGCGATGCAAGAGCTCAATGTGGCTCAGTTTACTTTGGGCGACGGTTCAAAGGTGTCATTGAAGGCGACCTACGGCGCGCGGATCAGTGAAGATAACCGGGATTCTGCTTTCGAGTGGCTCCGGCAGCGTAACGAAGCCGACATTATCAAGAACACAGTCAGCGTGCGTTTCAATCGCGAGCAGGACAACGAGGCGCAAGCTTTCGTTCAAGACTTGCTCAAGCGTCAACTTGAACCAGAGCAAAAGTCAGAGGTCCATCCGGGCACGCTTAGGTCATGGGTCAAAGGGCGCATTGAAGACGGCAAGGAGCTGGACATGAACTTGTTTGGAGTTTGGGTTGGTCAACGAGCAGAGATTAAGAGGACTTAATAATGGCTGGAAAAGAAGTAGCTGAAGAATCAGCAAAGGAAGTAGCAGTGGTTGACGCTGCGATGTTTGAAGCAGATGCCGGTGTCGGCATGCAGATGGATCAGGACGATCTGGCGCTGCCGTTTCTAAAGATATTGTCGGGCAACGACGATATTTTGGAGACGATCGATGCCAAGCCCGGAGACATCTACAACACGGTGACGGGTGGCGTGTACAAGGGCAAGGATGGTGTGAAAGTTATTCCGTGTCACTACGAGCGCCGGTTCTTGATGTGGTCTCCGCGTGGATCTGGCAACAGTGCCCCACTGCAGAACTACGGCATAGAGGACGCGCGGCCGGAAACTAAGCGCGATGAGAACGACAACAAAGACTACGTTGTCGGTGGTGAAGGTGAGTATCTTGAAGAGACGCACCAGCACTATGTGATGGTCATGGAGAGTGACGGCACCTTCTCAACGGCGTTGATTCCTATGAAGAGCACGCAGCTCAAGAAGTCCCGCAAGTGGAACAGCATGATCGCCTCGCGGACCATGCTCAACGCAGCAGGACAGGCGTTTCAGCCGCCACGGTTTAGCCATGTGTACAAGATGGTGACGACCAAAGAGGAGAACTCCAAGGGGAGTTGGCACGGCTGGGGCATCGAATTGGACGGACAGGTTGGAGACGCGAACGTCTACCGTGCCGCTAAGACTTTTTACGAGTCCATCAAGGGTGGAGACGTAACGGTCAAGCACACGGCTGACGATCAACCAGAAGGGGATGACCTCCCCTTCTAATCCGAACCGGCATGCAATGATGTCGTGAGGCCCGGCAAGATCCGTCTTCAACCGCTGGGCCATTCATTGCGCTTAGGAATCAAATGATAAATAGATTTACAGAAATTTTCGACGGTCTTCGTCTGGCGTACGGCACGTTTAAGATTGAGAAGCGCAACGAAAAGGGCAAAGCCACCGGCAAAGCGATGATTGTCCGTGAAGAGCGGACTGATGAAACGTGGCAAATGCACCTCGACGGCACGCAGTCCGTCGGCATCATCCCAATTAACGAAGACAACATGTGCCGGTGGGGCTGCATCGACATCGATGAGTACAACTTCGACCACACCGCACTGATCAACAAGCTCAAGAATCTCAAGCTGCCGCTAGTGGTCTGTAGAAGCAAATCTGGCGGCGCTCACGTGTTTTTGTTCACAGACGACTTCATACCCGCCAAAGAGATGCAAGACGTCTTAACGCGCCTCTCCGTCGGTCTGGGGTACGGTGGCAGCGAGATCTTTCCAAAGCAGGTTGCCTTGAACCTAGATCGTGGCGATGTCGGCAACTTTTTGAACATGCCGTATTTCGATCACGAAAACAGCCTGCGGTACGCGTTCAAGCCAGACAGTAGTGCAGCCACGATTGAAGAGTTTTTTGAACTGGTCGCTGAAAACGTCCAGACACGTGAGCAAGCGTTGGCCCTGATCGTCGAGCAGGACAGCAGCCTGCCTATACAGGACGGTCCTCCGTGCCTACAGGCCCTGTGCAAAGACGGAATAGGCGAAGGCGCTCGCAACAACGGCCTGTTTAACGTCGGCGTGTACCTACGAAAGGCGTTCCCAGACGATTGGGAAAACGAGATTTTGCAGCACAACATGAAGTTTATTCATCCTCCGCTGCCCTTGGGCGAAGTGAACGCTGTCGCCAAGCAGTTGCACCGCAAAGATTACGCGTACAAATGCAAGGACGCTCCGATTAACTCGGTCTGCAACCGAGAGTTGTGCATGACGCGCAAGTTCGGCATCGAAGCCGTGGTGTCGGGCGTGCAGATTGCCAACCTACGCAAGTACAACTCCGTGCCCCCCGTGTGGTTTCTGGACGTTGAAGGCAAGCCCCTTGAGATGGGCACAGACGACCTGTTGAACCAGATGGCGTTCCAGCGGGCATGCGTCGAGCAGCTTAACTTTTACCCCCGCACGATGAAAAAAGACATGTGGGAGACACGCATCAACGCTCTGCTGACCGAGATGCAAGAGACAGACGGGTCGATCATCGAAGTGTCCGAAGACGTCAGTGTTAACGGCATCTTCAACGAGCACCTAGAGGAGTTCTGCACCGGTCATCAAGCAGCCGAAGACAAAGAACAGATCCTTCTCAAGCGCCCTTGGACTGATGAAGACACCAACGAAACGTACTTCCGCTTGAAAGATTTAGAAAATCACTTGGTGAAAGTCAACTTCAAGCATTTTAAGACTCACCAGATTGCCCAACGGCTACGCGACATCAACGGCGAAGCCACTCAACTACGCATTCAAAGCCGTGTGATTCGCCTCTGGAAAATTCCAGCGCACAAAGTTACAAAGACGGTCATACGCGACCCACGGTTCACCGCAGATGAGGAGATCCCCTTTTGAAAAAAGCAGCCGGTATTAATTTCTAATGCAAAGAATCTTCGGCCCGCCCGGTACAGGCAAGACGACCACACTCCTTAATCTAGTCGACAAAGCACTGACTGAGGGGGTGCCGCCCACGCAGATCGCATTCTTTGCGTTCACCCGCAAAGCAGCGACCGAAGCTAGAGATCGTGCTGCAGAGCGGTTTGGCCTTGATCCTAAGTCTGACCTACCGTTTTTTAGAACCATCCACAGTCTGGCGTTCTACCTGACAGGTCTGAAATCAGATCAGTTGATGACTGCCCAGCATTACCGAGAAGTTGAGCGAAAGATCGGGATCGCATTGGTCAGTGGCGACGTCCCCATGTACGAAGTCGAAGAGGATCTGAGCAACAGTCTGCGCAAAGAGTCACCGATCCTACGACTGATTACCCTGTCCCGGCTCAAGAAGTCAGAGCTACAAACCGAATACAACGCAAGCGATCTTGAGTACACGTGGCTAGAAGTGGACTACGCAGCACGGGCCTTGGCTCAATACAAGAAAGAGTTTGGCGTCTACGACTACACAGACATGCTTGAGCTTTTTGCAACGTCCGCTCACGAGACGTGCCCGTCGTTCAAGCTTGCCATGCTGGACGAAGCACAGGACCTAAGCCCATTGCAGTGGGACATTGCTCATGCAATTGATGCAAAGTCAGAGCGCATGTATTGTGCGGGCGATGACGATCAGGCCATCTACAAGTGGAGTGGCGCTGACGTCGACCACTTTATCAATTTGCCCGGAGGCAGTGAGGTGTTGGAGCAAAGTTTTCGTATCCCACGGTTAGTTCACGAAGTTGCCGATCGGATCTCTCGACGCATCAAACACCGCTTTCCAAAGTCGTATCTGCCCAAAACAGAAGAGGGCCGGATCGCACACGTGCATAGCTTTTCTGAGTTGGACATGGATCACGGCTCTTGGCTATTCCTGTCGCAGGCTCAGTATTTTTTGAACCCGGTTCGCGACCATCTTAAAAGCCAAGGCTATTTCTTTGAGATGCAGGGTCGTCAAAGCCTACGGCTCAAGGTGCGCGAAGCCCTTGAAGCATGGCGCACGCTACAGCGTGGCAACCCAATCACATACGATCTCGCAAAAGTTTTGTACAGTTACATGACAGGCAATGGCGTGCGCGTTGCACGCGGTCACAAAAAGATTCTTGGGGAAGAAGACGATACGTTCACGTTCGAGGAGTTGCGGGACACCAACGGTTTGTTGGCAACCCTTGATATGTCGTGGAACGAGGCGCTAGATAAAGTACCGGGTGTTGACGTCGCATACGTCAATGCACTGGTGCGAAGAGGCGAAGACCTCACGGCACCTCCACGTATCAAACTATCGACGATTCACGGCGCGAAGGGCGGCGAAGCAGACAACGTGGTGTTGTTCACGGATCTTACAGCGGCTGCCGAGCGGTCGATGGACTATGATCCAGACAGCATGCACCGCGTCTTCTATGTTGCTGTTACGCGCACAAAGAAAAACCTTTTCACCGTCATACCAGACAACTTCAACCGCAGTTATGTGCTGTGAAACTTACGTTTCCACACATCGAAGCGCATCTTTTGACAAAAAACGGAGCAAGGAACTTGGACGATTATTTTGAGGTCAATGTGGGCGCCAAAAAAGAAAAAGTCTTTTACAAAGATATTCCTCATGGCACCTCTGGTCTGTTGCCTACCACGTCCACGGACATGGTCAACTCGCCTCCTCATTACTCTGACTCCGAGATCGAATGCATAGATGCAATGGTCGCGGCCTTCGGGCAAGAAGCTGTTGCAACTTACTGTCGTCTTGCTGCGTTCAAATACACATGGCGTGCAGGCAAGAAATTTGATGCAGAAGAAGATTTAAAAAAAGCTGTTTGGTATCTGCGGTTTGGCATGAATGATGACCCCCGGAGTGACTAATGCAAAAAGAAACCAAGTTACAGTTCCCGCTGTTCACACCCACAGCGGAGTGGACTGCACCGTTCGAGCTCAAAGACATAACCGACGCGAAAGAGATCGCGATCGACCTAGAGACACGTGACCCACACCTCAAAGAATACGGACCCGGATGGCCTCGTAAAGACGGTGACGTCGTAGGGATCGCCGTCGCAACCGAAGGCTGGGAAGCCTACTACCCGATCGCGCACTTAGGCGGCGGCAACCTCGACAAGAACGTCGTGCTGCGCTGGCTTAAGAAGCAGTTATCCACAGACTGTCCCAAGATCATGCATAACGCTCCCTATGACTTGGGCTGGTTGAAAGCTTTAGGCATCCCGGTCAACGGGCCAATCATCGACACGATGATCATGGCTGCGTTACTAGACGAGAACCGATACAGCTATAGTCTGAACGCCCTGTCCTACGACTATCTGGGCGAAGCCAAGTCAGAAAAGCTACTGACCCAAGCGGCAGTAGACTTTGGAGTCGATCCAAAAGCCGAGCTCTGGAAGCTGCCAAGCCAGTTTGTCGGGCCTTATGCTGAGATGGACGCCCGGTTAGCGTTCGATCTATACAAGTTTTTTAAGCTAGAGATCAGTAAGCAAGACCTCAACACGGTCTGGGATCTTGAAACGCGGCTCACGCCCTGCCTAATCGACATGACCTTTCGAGGTATTCGGGTAGACATGGATCGGTGCGAGCGGACAAAGCAGGCGCTGATCAAGCGCGAGAAGGCTGTGCTCAAGAAGATCGAAGCGCAGGCCGGAGGCGAGGTAGAGATCTGGGCGGCAGCGTCACTCTCCAAAGCGTTCGACAAGCTCAACATTAAATACCCACGCACCGCGACCGGGCAGCCGTCGTTCACAAAGTCGTTCCTAAGCGACAACCCGCACGAATTTGCAAAGCAGGTCGTCGAGGCCCGCAACCTCAACAAGGTGCAGGGCACGTTTGTGTCGTCGATTATGCGTTACGTTTCAAAAGAAGGCCGCATCCACGGGCACATCAATCAGTTACGCAGTGACGGCGGCGGTACAGTAAGCGGGCGCCTGTCTATGTCCAACCCCAACCTGCAACAGATCCCGGCTCGCGATCCCGAATTGGGACCTATGATTCGTTCGTTGTTCCTACCAGAAGAGGATGAGCAATGGGCTGCAATCGACTTCTCGCAGCAAGAACCACGGATCTTGGTGCATTACGCGCAGATCTTCGGCAAGTGGAAGGGTCGACGGCTGGGCGGTGCCCAAGAGTTTGTGGACGGATACAACAGTGACGCGAGTATGGACTTCCACACAATGGTCGCTGAAATGGCTCAAATTCCTCGTAAGCAGGCCAAAACGATCAATTTGGGAATGATGTATGGAATGGGAGTGCGAAAGCTCGCAGAACAGCTAGACGTCGACGTCGAAACCGCAAAAGAACTCACTAAGCAATACCACAGTCGCGTGCCTTTTGTTAAAGAACTTATGTCTGGCGTGTCACGGTCGGTGGATCAGAAAGACGACGGTTCGATTCGTAGTTTAAAAGGACGCAAGTGCCGGTTCGATATGTTTGAACCGATCGGCTACGAACTCAAGAAAGCGATGCCCAAGAAGGAAGCACGAGCCGAATACGGCGACACAACGCCCCTGCGGCGTGCATATACATACAAAGCTTTAAACCGCCTGATACAGGCTTCTGCTGCCGATATGACCAAACAAGCGATGGTCGACCTATATGAAGCGGGTGAGCGACCGCTGTTACAGGTTCACGATGAACTAGGGTGCAGTGTTTTAAACGTCGAGCACGCAAAGAAGATTCGAGAAGTGATGGAAGCATCTGTGCGGTTGGAGGTGCCCAACAAATGCGACATCGATCTTGGGCCTAGCTGGGGGGAAGCGGTAGAAATCTAACCCGCCTTCGGTCAAGCACGGACGGGAACGCACACGTGAGGAAGGGTACTAATCTTCCCTGACCAAATTAAGCCCCGTCTGTGGCCTCACGGACGGGAACGTGTGGAGGGTGTGATGAATACCCAAGCCAAAGGAGACGGGTGTTAGACGCCCGACTAGGGCAGTACACCAAGATCGCGTGCCTCTTGCAAGCGGTACTCTTGCCACTCTTTGAATATTTTGCGCAGTTGACCACTGATTGAGCGGTCTTCTTCAAACGCAATCTTTTTTATGTCCCGATAGACCTCTACAGGCACCAGAACTGACTTCCATTTTGATGTATCCATGCGTTATTATCTGACCGTATAGGATTGTATGTCAAGAAAGTTATAACCCTTTCCCGTTTAAATACTTGTTGTGCGATTCAAGCGCAACGACGTCCATCGGCATCGTGCGCATCGTCATTCCAATGATTTTGTTGTCTTCAAACTTGCGTTCCATCGCTTCGTTGATCTGTTCCAACGTCAAACCTTGGTAGACCTCAGTCTTGTACATGTTGGAAGGTTCTTGAAACGTCAAGATCATCTCCCAATTGCGTTGTCGAGTCATAACACTTCAACTCCGATCATAAAAAACAAAAAAATCGCCATGCAATCATACCCATAGCGATCGATTAGCCTAAAAACATGTTTCACAATGTAACCTCTTACCATCTTCGTCCTCCACTTCTACCATTTCAGACCCGCAATCGTCGCATATCTCAGCGTCATCCTCATACGGGTTGTAGAAACTCCAATCCGGTCGTTCGATCACAGTCCACGGCTCCTGTACCACGGTTTTGCCGCAGGACTTTTGGTCAGTTCGTAACGATTGACGACGTTGTAAACCATGTGAGTCGACAAATTTAGCTTTCTAGCCAATCCTGCTTTCGACATCTTAGGCTGCTCTGCTCGCGCCAATAAAATCTGCATCACTACGGTGTCCGGGATCGTTGCTTTCGCAGTCCGACCCTTTTCCGTTTTGATCAGCTTGTGGCGGTTCTTTTCTAAACGGTCGATATACCGTTGTTGCGCTCGAATTGCTTTGATCATTTGCTTTTAGATTTTT